ATCCCCGGAATCGCCATTAACCCCGCCGCTCCCGCCGCCGCCGTTGCTCCCACCCCTACCCGTGCTGCAACCCCTAACCCTACTCCGGTTAATGCCGCTGATCCACCGCGTACTGCCGCACCCGTAACGGCGCTGCGTCTTGCCGCAGAAAGCCCAGCCAAACGCGATTCCGTGCGGCTCAAGGCAACAATATCACGCAACCTGTTTTTTCGCTTTAAGGATGAGTTGGCGAGTCTCTTTTCTATCCTAACCCGCTGTTCCTCTACTCGCTTAATCTCCTTTTGGATTTTAAGGAGGCCACCTGTTGTCTTGGCCCCCTGCTCGTATTCCTCATTTAGCAGCTTTTGAAGCTTAACCTGCGTCTTTTGGGCATCAGTAATCCCTTCCGTGGAAGCTTTGGCCTTGTTCGTTTTCTTAACGACTGAATCAATAGCCTTATCAAAGGCAGCAGTATCCCCGGAGAAAATGAATTTAATTTCGTTTGCCATTGGTTTTTATTTCTTCCTGCCTCCGTTCCCATTGGCGTTTTGCAGCCTCCCCTGCTTCCTCATGTTCATCCGTAACAAACCCGCAAACCCCTTCAGCCTCCCCAACGGCAGCCAAATCGTAAACAGCTTCACCAAACGGGGTGTCCATTGCCTGTTCGCTTGTCTTGTTCAACTTCTGCATAAGCACAACCTTCAAATAATGCAGGTTGTTCATGCTGGTTGGCTTGCCTCCCTCCACCTTGTTGAAAAACAGGGAGGGTTCTTTCATTGCCTGTGTCAGATATTCAACCAATGTTACCATTGCCTTATTCTTATTTCGGAACTTCCCAATGAAGCGCAGGAACCGAATGTCCCGCATGAAATCCGAGTCAGCTATTCCTTTAAGGATTTGCCCCCAATTCTTTTTGCAGACCCACACTACAAAGCATAAATCCCCGAACATCGGCTGCCTATCCCCGGTCACAAATGGGCTGCTGTAACGTGTCAGCACCATCATGTGGCCAAGGGACAAAGGTTTCAACCGCTGCCCAAGGACTCGCGCTTGGGGAGGAATGACTGCCTTTAGATAATCATTTTCAAGCGACACACGTTTAGTGCGTGAATGTTTGCAGGGCTACGGCATCACCAGCGGAGTCAGCATTGTACCGACTGCACGGTAGGGACATCCTCATCAAGTCGGTGTTGCTGCCAGAAATAGAGCCACCACCAATGTAGTTCCACGTTCCAGCAAGCACCACCGGCAAAGAATCCCCGGATTCTGCGTCTTGTGCAATCGTTACAATTGACCCCGGTGCAGGGAGAACAGCCTCTACCGCTGCCCCAGCCTCTGATGAATCAATGAAGATTATTTCAAAGGTTGCTGTTCTTCGGAAGTTGTAAAGGTTGTATCCAAATACGTTGCCCTTTTGATCCCTTGCTTCGGTTGTATCTACGTCATCAGTTAAGTTGACGCTCTGCATATAATTATCCCCAACCGCTACTGTACCGTACGCAACGGTTCCGTCTACGCCATAAATTGTGGCGTTGCCTACTATTGTTGAATTTGCTGTACTCATATCATTCTATATTTACGTTTAATTTGCTCCTTACGAAGCCGCTCACTTTATATCTTACCAAACTGCCTGCCGGTTCTTCTGTTCCCATTCGCATGATTGCTGTTGATCGGGAGCTATTTGTTCCTGTAACGGTATCGTTTGGAATTTGGTAGTTGTCCAAAAGGACGAACACCGACTCGGCAACTGCTTCAGCGGTGTAATAAGTTCCTCCAACTGGTCGGTTAACTGCTGGGTTTTCGATGCAATCCACTTCCCAGTTGAAATCCACCACCGTCTTTTCCAGCACGCGAACCATGCTGATGGGGCGCAGGACAATTGCCATGACGCGAACGCGATTAAGCAATGCCTCCATTTTGGACTGAATATCATCATCCTCTAGCACCAAGCCGGGGGTGTTGGCAATTCCCGTGTTGAACGGAGATTGCCCATTCAAGCGGGTATGAAGCGCCCCCTGAATGCCTGTTAGGTAAACGGCCATTAAAAGATTTCAGCACCAGTAGAGGTTACACACGCACAGTCCTCGGTGGTCGAGGTTACTCCGTTCTTTACGACTTTTAGGTTGTTAATGCAGACCTTCTTCTTGTAGCCGTAACTTCCGCGATCATCATAAAAGGTGTCGGTTGTCTCGGTGACAGGTTTGGGAATCCCAAAGCGACAATCAGAAACCTTGTCCATGAAGGCGATTGCGCTGTTGTAAGCCGCAATCCTTACATCGCTGACATCCGTGATGGCCCCTCCAACCCGCTTCATCAACTCAACAATAATGATGTCGAGTGACGGGGAGTGAAGCACATCAGGCAGAGCCGCCGCCGTAGATGCCAAGTTGTTCCTTGGGCAGCCCTTTATGTAACCGCGAACCAGCGCAGCAACATCGTCCGAAACTTCCTGAATCAACCCAGATGAAGTTTGTCCCGCTGCTAAACCGATTGAGTTGTACTTCGCCAACTCAGTATCGGTCATGCGCGTCTGGACATCAGACGTTCCTATTGCTGACCAAGCCATTTATTTCTTAACTTTGGAAATTCCGTGACGCAGAAACAAAGCAAGCAAGCTCGTAATGATTACGTTAATTGCAGAACCAAGCTCCAAATCCCCGGTAAAATAACCAGCGATCCCGCCCAGCGCACCCGTAATTGCCGTCCATGTTGTTTTTGATTTTAACATTTTTTAATCCTTTTTTGGTTCGTGTTCAGTCTTGTCAACCGCTCCCAGCTTTAACTCCACCTCGGGTTTGTTTTTGCCCAAGGTGAGAACCAGACTAGGGAACGGAACCTCTAGCGAGAGGTAGGGGATTTTGAAATTCACCCCATCTGGCGAAATACCGGCATCAGGCAAAACGCCTGCCTTCGCCCCCAAACATAGGGAAGGCAGCGGCCATGCTAGTTTCTGACCAAACAGGGTGAAACTTGGCTTTGGCTTCCAACTCGCGCCAAATAAATCACCCGCCTTGGCATTTCCTACACACAACAGAAACGCCCCAATTATCAGTAGTCTTGTTTTCATTTCTTATTCAGTTGTTCCTTAATTTTTAAAACGATATACACCAAGCTCGCCCCTGATATTCCAACCTTCAAAAGCAAATCAATGTCCACGAGCCAGTTTCCCAAACCCGTGACGCTTGCGAATGCAACTTTGAGGTCATCCAAATTCATTCAGCCGAATTTTCTTCGGCTTTTGGTGCTGCCTTCTTTACGGCAGCTTTTTTCTTCGGTACTGGGGCTTCCTCCGCTGGAGCTTCCTCTACTGGGGCGCGATCCAAGCCCAACTGTTTCAGGGCCAAATCAATGATGTAATCCTCATCGGTTTGCGCTTCAGTCTTACCCCAATCACTCCAGTTTTTGCCGGTGATATTGAGCAACGTGCTCACCAAGGGATTTGGCCCCCAGTTCAAGTTACCCTCCGCATCGGCATACTTGCCAAAGCCAGCCACGGAGAACTGCATCGAGAACTCGGCTGCGCTGTTCAGGCTGATGGCCACCTTGCTCACATTGAGCGTGTTTTTATTCGGTATTGTATATACTTCGATCATTTTGGTATTTTAGTTTTATTCTGAAGATTCCTCCGCTGGTGATTCCTCCGCTGCCGGTGCTGCCGCCGCTTGCGCCGCTGCTTCTCTGGCCGCTTGGTCGGCTGCGTATGCCGCTTTGACTTCATCAGTCCAGACTGCTCCCGCAACCGCTTGCACTCGCTCGCTCTCGCCACTTACATCGTCGCCGGGAGCGACAACGTGCCGGTGAAAGCTGCGACTCAACTCGTTGCCGTCATCGACGATGACCGTATCCGTTCGCACAGAGATTGAGCCATTCTCGGCAACCTCCGTCGAACCCGTAACTGTTTTCTTTTCTAATGCCATAATAATTAAACTCTGTAACTGAACACGAATTTTGTGTAGTTTGCATCACCGCCAGTAGACATATCTGTGACATTAACAGCAGTTTCGTTTGCAGTAATGGAAGTGCGATAAAACAACCGGAAAGCGTTCTCGCCCGATGAAAGCTGAATATGTGTAACGTTGTTGGTTCCCCACTTGTCAGCACCAACAGTCGCCTGTACAAACGGCAGTCCAGATAGATACACAGACCCAGATGCAGTTCCAACGGTGATTCCACCAGTCCCAATATACCCCCACACGGTTACCATATTCCCAATTTTTGTGTATCTTCCGGGAGTCGCCCCGACATAGGTTATTGAGGTGAACGCATTTGTGTGTGGGGTGTAAGTCGGAGTCCACGAACCTTCCTCATAATCGTCGAGAGTGTTTGCGTCTGCGCTGGCAGATTGCGTAGCGGGAAACTGTATGCCGCCGGTTGTTACCGCAATCCCGTTCGCGAATGTCGCGAGGCCCGTGCCCAAGTCAATCTTCATCCGAGTTGTGGCGACACTCTCCGCATCGTTCCACGAACGGATATACATCAAGTTGTCGGCGCAACGAATATCAACGGTTTTCTTGTCAGTCGCCGAGCCGGTTGCGGTCAGTCGTAGTGACGGGTCGGTTGACACAACCTCGATTGAACCGGCTGCGCCGGACGTAACTGCGGTGCTGTAAATGGCGCCGGGAATCGTAACCGTGCCAGACGACGAGATGGTGAGGCGAGTGTCACAATTATCCTCTGCACCGGCTGTTTTAAAATGCAACGAGCCGATACTCTTTGCACCAGTTCGCTCAAAAGTAATCGCAGCACCGGGAACCTTGTCGGCTCCAAGTGCCGTTGAAGCGCGAAAACCAAGCCCGACCTCTAAATTCTCGGTGTCGTCTGATTTTTGCAGCATCAACGCAAACGTCGATTGAGCCGCATCATCCGCAGCATCGCCGGTTGTCAGCACACTCAAATTGTTTACTGGTGTCACGCCAATCCCCACGTTTCCAGCCGAGTCGATTCGCAACCTTTCGTGAATATCGGACGCACTATCTGATGTGCTAAATGCTAAATATCCAGCAAAATTTGCTGTTGTTGCATTTTCTTTTCTTCCACTAATTTGTGCAAAATTTGCACCATTGGTTGATGCGGTTGCATATCTACCGCCAAGCCCAATAGAACCGCCTTTGTTTATAGCGAAATCATCATTCGTCTGAACAACCAAATTAGCTTGTTCTCCGGTTATAGCTTTATCAGAACCTATGACCCGAACTTCTGAAATGTCTGCCGCTAAATTATTGTCTGTTCCGCTTAAAACGTGAAGTTTTGTGCCGGGCGTCACGCCAATCCCCACGTTGCCCGCCGAGTCGATGGTGAGGCTTTGGTTGACAACCAAATCGCGCCAAGCAGTTGTAGGCGACAATGCGCCTATGTAACCTTTATCATCAGTCTGGTTGTAGCTAATAAATACCGCACCGGAAGATGCACCAGACGCACCGGCTTTTCCGACCGTGAAGTATTTAGAGTCAAACGCAGACGGTGCGCCAGAGGTGTCGCTGTCGCTAACTACGCTCAACCTCCCCGTGCCGCTGCCGCCGATACTGGCATCACCGCTCACCAACAACTCCCCATCAGCCGGTGTCGCCGCAGTCGTTCCTATGCGAGCAGATTTACTGTTCAACTGCTCAATAGGCGTGACTTGCACCACACCCGCTGTTGAAGAAGTGCCGTCCGCTGCGCTTGCTCTGTCTCGCACCATCAACGATTGCCCGTTTGGTGATGGCGAAGGATTTGCGAAAGCTAGGTCGTAGTCAGCCACGCAGCCGATTTCGCGCACATACCAGTTGTCGATTGTTACGACATTGCTGGCTCCCATTGAATCAAGCTGAAAGTATCCCCCCGCTGCGCTTTGTGCAGTAAATTCAATTGTGTAGTTTACGAGACTTGTCGTTAATGCACTAGAGTAGATGCTGCTTGCCCCATCGTTTACCAGCAGTCTCACGCCACTTGAGCCACCCGCATATTTGGCATCGGTTGTGAGTCGGTATTTTTTGCCAACCGTTAAATTGCTGGTTAATGAGTCGGCGTCTCGAAGGTATGTTTTAGCTCCGGTAGCGGAAGGAGAACCTCCGGTGTAGGTAATCGCCAGCGTATTTGAAACATTGGCAACTGTGTTGCTTCCGGATGGTGCCCAGTGGTAAGTCCCGCTTGTGAACACACTCGCCGCTGGGTCAACCAACGAAGTCTGCGACCCATACTGATCCGAAAACGGCACGGTCGCGTTCTCGTAGCTCGCCGTTACCTCCGCTTGGGAAAGCGTCTTGTTCCACAACCTCGCTCTGAAAACATTTCCATCGAAAAAACTTGCTGTTCCAACATAATCAGAACCGATTCTTGCGTCAGTACAACTGTCAATATTTGGCGAGGTAATTGTTGCCGTGCCAATTTGGTTTCCGTTGTCATAGGCAATCGCAGAAGTGCCGTCCACCGTTACAACGATGTGGTGAACCTTCAAATCATCCAAAACCGCAGAACCAAATGAAATCCAATCCCCAGTTACAGACCGAATGCTGAACTTGCCGGTATTTGGGTTTCCCAGTACAAACCGACCACCGTTCCCGAAATCGACGATATAAATATAGGAACCACTTGCGGGCCAACTATCGGCTTGAATAATAAGCTCGAAACTGAATTTCGTTCCCAAGTCGGGCGGCGTTACAATGTCGATGTTGCCAGCCGCACCGTCGAAGTGCAGACCCGTGCCATCGGTTGAGTTAATGAGGTGAGTGATTATCTCACCGCCGCTGGTGGTTTTTGGTGTGGTTAAAGTTGCGCTCATGTCGTTTGATATTCCACTGCTTGAACCGTGAAGCTAGTCCCCCCGGCGTACACTTTTATTGCTCCAACGTATCCGTCAACCTTCAGGAAACCCCCATCTCCCCCAAGACTTGCGGAGGGTGCAGACATTATGTAATGAGCGTTGGATGAGGTCGGAGTGGTGGCGTCTAGGCGAACATAGATTTCGTCTGTGCCAAGATTCTGTAAAGTAATTGAAGTACGGCTTCCGTTGGAACTGATTAACTGTTCCGTGGTCTGACTGACCCTGCCTGTACCCGCGCCTGTAGGCGTAACATTATTGCACCAAAGTGGATTTGCCATTGTCTTGTTCCTTCCTAAAAAATTCTATTAAAGATGGAGGGAAGGGGAATGAGACCCCTCCCCCCCGGTTATTGTTGTTGTCAGCTTAAGTAGTTGTGATCCGCGCAATACTGATTGCAGAGGTGACTTTTACGTCCCGGCTCCAATCAACAGCATAGATGTCTGACCTACTGCTTTCGTCCCGGTACTCACGCACCGCACTTACGCCACCACGGCCACCAGCAAAGGTCTTCAATGCTGAAGGATCGTAGATGGTCGGGCTTGCACTCCGCACGAAGATGTAAACATCGTCGCCGTTGACAAACGCTTGGTTGCGAGTCTTGCCCTCTTTGGTCGTATCGTATGCCATAGTAGACAAACGAATCTCCATTGAGGGGTTGATAAGCATTGCAGAAGCTTGCCCTTGGTTTAACCCAATAAGCGCTGCCCCCGGTTGCTTCTCGATCACCTTGGCGTTGTTGCGGAATCGCCTCCAAGCCGTCATCCCCATAAGGATGGCGTTAGGAAGCTGACCCGTTGCTTTAGCGATTCCCTCAATGAGGGAATCCATCTGCACAACTGGATCGGTTCCTGCGGCACTCCATGTACCCATCACTCCACCGCCAACGGTTGTACCATCTGCGGTAACCGCAGCGTTTACCGTGGTAATGACGTGACGCTCATGCGAGAGCACGCTGCTCTGCACAAGGGTCTTGACCTTGGCTTGCTCCAAGTCCAACGGGTTGATTGTCCCTGCGGCATCACGCTCGGAATCATCAATAGTGATTTCCAAAGCCTGAGGCAGACAGTTGTAGGTTGGCTCGCTCACATCCATAAAGATGCGTCGAGCAGGCCCGCCTACACCGCGTGAGGTGTCGTGTACTTGAAAGGCATTCTTATCATCGTATGCCTTATACTGTCCGATAGTCGCTGGCACCTGAACTTGAGGTGCAAGGAAATCGGCCGTCGCTGATTGCAAATCATTCAGAACCCCACTCGCATAGTTGGTGAGGGTTGGATTGACTGATGCTTCTGATCTTAGTCCCATAATGTTATTTCTTAATTGTTAGACGTTGCTGGATCAACCGTTTATGCGTCAGCGAGTGTGTCCATACACAAAGCCGCCTCAACCAATTCAGTATCAGTTCCTGCTTCCATAGCCACCGCGTATACGTTGTTAGCGCCGGTGTGCGCCTTCCAAGTTCCATCGCTGTGCACCATTAGGAGTCCACCAAGGGCAACCGTGCCGCTCAGTTTCACCTTTACCGTCCCGCTTGCCCCAGCCATTGAGGCAATTGTGCTTTTACCTGATGTGGTTTCTCCATCGAGAATCACACCGAAGTTTCCGCTGTGTGCTGTTGAGATTGCGGCTTTTAATCCGCTTATCTTGACGGCGTACCCTTCTTTTCCAGTCTGGTCTGCTGCCGGTGTTAGTGCGAAAATTGCCGCATCTCTTGTTAATGATCCTGCCATAATATTTTATCTAGTTGTGTGTGTTTTAGTTAAACAGGTTCGGGCTTTCGTATCGCGTGGCATCCCAAGCCTGCTCAAAAGATGAGCCGTTTTTGGCTTGGTACTCCTTGGCGGCACGCATCTGCGCTTCACTGTTGGTTCCAATGTGTCCGTCTTCCTGACGCTTGGCTTGCACCACTCGCTGAAAGGCGGGATTCACGGGTAGCGCATTTAAAGCCAAGATGTTCGTGGGGTCGCTGTTCAAAATGGAAACCCATTTCGCTTTTACGTCCTCGTCTTTTGGCGGGATGCGTCCGTCTTCAGTAGCTTTGTCAACGGCAGCTTGAGCAGCAACTTCTTGCTCCTTCTCCTTGTCGCTTTCCAACGCTTTGATTTTGGCTTTCAGTGTTTCGTTTTCCTTCTTCACTTCGGCCAGCTTATCCTCGGCGTTGACTTCTTCCTTCTTCTTGGAATCATCTTGGCCGGAGGCTTCTTGGTTTTTCTTATCTTCGTCTGTTATGTCTGCCATTTTACTGTCAGGGTTTTGATAGCCACCATCGCTGGCAACTATCGGTGTTATGTCCTTAAATGCTGGCCGATTTACTAAGCCTCCCGCATTCAAAGTGGTGCCTTCAATCTCACCCTTGGAATTAAGGGTGAATGTTGGGCTAAATTTTCTGAAGTTCCGGCCTTGCAAAGCCTCTTCTCCTGCCTTTGTCCACTCTACCTTTGCCCTGACCCCCCCCGCTTCTGGGTCTGCTCCCGCCCAGTAGAAGCCGGTTATCCAACCGCTTGCTTCTGCATCGTCATGGTTAAAGTCAATGAACACCTGCTCCTTGTCTCCTGCCGTAATGGTGGTGAAAGAGTTTTGCAATAGGTCAGCAGTCTCGGCCCCTACATCCACCGTCAACTCTGCTGGCTTGCCATTCTTGGTTGCCGTGATGCTGTGGGTTCCCGGTGGGAGGTATTGAATGTCCTCCGGCAACTCGTCCCCCGGCAGCATGGTGCTGATGGCGTGGACAATATCTTGCTCCTCAAATCCCTTGGCCTTGTACTGACTGGTACAAACCGCAAGCCTTTGGCCCTTGTCTGGAAATTCTTCTTTCATCGTATCGTTTGCCATGCAGCTTGAAACAAATTCATCTTTGGGTTCACCATTTGGAGTGGGTAAAGGCATCAGGCTGCTCTCCTTTCCTTCA